CGAGAGTGATTGGAAAATTGATGAGGTGAAAGCCTCACAAACTGCTACAAGTGGTGGGCGTAAGTTTGATGGAGGTAAATTACAATATGGTTTACTCCCGCCACTTGCCCTTAAAGCTACTGTAGATGTTTTGACATTTGGTGCAGAAAAGTATGAACCAGACAATTGGAAAGTTGTACCAGATTCTAAACGGCGATACTTTGATGCGTTACAGAGGCATGTGTGGGCATGGAAAGAAGGTGAACAAATTGACCCCGAATCAGGTAAACACCACCTCGCACATGCGCTTTGCTGCTTGATGTTTCTGTATGAACATGATATACTGTATTCGATTGATAAATCTTAATTATGAAAGGTGTTTATGAAACTGTCTAATGAAACCATCTCGGTGTTGAAAAACTTTGGTGCAATCAACCAAGGTATTCTTTTCAAACCAGGCAAGAAACTAAAAACTGTTTCTTCCCACAAAAACATTCTTGCTGAAGTTGATATCAAAGAAGAAATTCCTGCTGAGTTTGGCATCTATGACCTCAACAATTTTCTTTCTGTTATTTCGCTTCACAAAGATGACCCATCGTTTGAATTCGATGAGAAACAAGTGACCATTGTTGGCAACAAAGGTCGTAGTAAAATCAAATATCGTTTTACTCCTGCAACGATGATTGTTACTCCGCCAGAGAAACAACTGACGATGCCAGAGCCAGAAATTAAATTTGAATTGACATCCGAAGATTTTGATTGGATCATGCGGGCTGCGAATGTTCTTTCTTCACCACAAATTGCTATTGAGTCTGATGGCAAGAAAGTTAACATTGTGACACTCGACCTTTCAAATGATTCTGCACACACAGACGCACTAGAAATTGCTGAAGGTACAGGCGACAAATACAAGATGATTTTCAAAACAGAAAACATCACAAAAGTTATGGCTGGTACCTATGAAGTTTCGATTTCATCAAAAGGCATCTCACACTTCAAAAACAAAAATCTTCCACTTCAATACTGGGTTACAACTGAGGCTGGTTCTAAATTTGAGAAAGGCGCATAATGGCATTTAAGTTTTTTACTAATGCAGTTGAAGGTCATGTTGACGAATCAATTGCGATTAACGCTGATAAAATTATCAATGTCTATGAGCGTGAAACAATTGTAGCAACAAAAGAAGGAAACAAAGAAAAGAAAGTAACAATTCTTTTTGCTGGTCCTGCTGGCTCTTGGGAAGTTAAAGAAGACTTTCTGACTGTTGTTGCTCGTTTGAATGAGCGTGACTAATTATTTTATGATGTATATTGTGAGGAGTTCCTATGGAACATTTGTTATGGACGGAGAAGTATCGGCCTCAGACGGTCGAAGATTGTATTATACCAAATCGTCTGAAACAACCATTTCAGGAGTATGTCAATCAGAAACAGATACCTAATCTGCTTCTAACTGGCGGTGCTGGTGTTGGCAAGACTACTGTTGCCAAGGCCATGTGTAATGAGATTGGTTGTGATTTCATGGTCATCAATGGTTCTGATGAAGGTCGTTTAATTGAAACTTTTAGAACCAAAATCAAAAACTATGCTTCGTCAATGAGTTTGGCCGGTGGTCGTAAGGTCATCATCATTGATGAGGCAGATTATTGTAATCCTGACTCAGTTCAACCTGCTCTAAGAAACTTTATTGAAGAATTCGCAAGCAACTGTTCGTTCATCTTCACCTGTAATTACAAAAACAAACTCATTGAACCGCTTCACAGTCGGTGTGCAGTTATTGATTTTGCACTAAAGAATGGCGAGAAGGCTAAGATGGCTGCTGCCTTCTTTAAGAGACTTCAATCAATTTTGCAAAGTGAAAAAGTTGAGTATGATGATGCCGTAATTGCAGAACTGATTAAGAAACACTTTCCAGATTTTCGTAGAGCGTTAAACGAACTGCAACGATATTCTCAGTTTGGCAAAATCGATACGGGCATTCTTGCACAACTCGGTGATGTATCAATTGAAGAAATTGTAAAGAACATTAAAGAGAAAGACTTTGGTGCCATTCGTAAGTGGGTCGCATCACACGAAATAGATTCTACCACTCTCTTTCGTAAACTTTATGATGCGATGTATGATACATTAAAACCTCAATCCATCCCTCAGGCAGTTATCATTCTTGCAGACTATCAATACAAGGCTGCATTTGTTGCTGACGCTGAAATCAATACTGTCGCCTGTCTAACAGAGTTGATGGTCTCTTGTGAGTTTCAATGAATGACTTATTTCAAACTACTTGGAAGTGGATACATGATGACTTTGAAAGTCATCGATTCCGTTTTGTCGTGGAAGTTATTGCTTGGGCTATATCTATCGGTTGCAGTATTGTTATGGCTCTCACAGTACCTAATCCTCCCCTACTCATTCTATATCCAATTTGGATTGTTGGCTGCGGTATGTATGCTTGGGCTGCTTGGACTCGTAGGTCTTCTGGTATGCTTGCTAACTATCTTCTCCTTGTCACTATCGATTCGGTCGGACTCATAAGGATGCTGACATGAGTAATCCATTTGACTATGTTAAAGAGATATTACAAGGAAAGAAACAACTAATTGTCGATGATTTGACAGAAAAAGACTATTCACCTTTTCTGACAAATCGCAGTCTATCCTATCATAAAGACTGTATTATGTTTGCAAATGAGATGAATCGCAGACATTTTGTAGATAAAAAGTTGCAAAATGACTTTTTACTAAATACAGTCAGGTCGCAAAAACGACCATTTGCGAAGTGGGTAAAATCTGAGAAAAGTGAGAATATAGAATGTATAAAGACTGTCTATGGTTTTTCAGACACAAAGGCTCGTGAGGCCCTTTCCCTACTCAGCAAAGAACAAATCCAAGAACTAAAAGAACAAACCAAAATTGGTGGATTAGGAAAATAAAATGGTAGATTTGACTCAGTTTGTTGAGGTAAGTCTTAACGAACAAGACGATTTTTTGAAGGTAAGAGAAACACTTACCCGTATTGGTGTGTCTTCACGCAAAGAAAAAGTGCTGTATCAGTCTTGCCACATTCTTCATAAACAAGGCAAGTATTACATTGTTCACTTCAAAGAACTTTTTGCGTTAGATGGCAAACCTTCTAATATTACAGAGAACGATATACAAAGACGAAATGCAATTGCTGATTTGTTAGAAGAATGGGGTCTGGTAAAGATATTGAATCCAAGACTTATTGAAGATAATATTGCCCCACTTCATCAGATAAAAATTATATCATTCAAAGAGAAAGATGATTGGCAGCTTATTGCCAAATATAACATAGGCAAAAAGTCTACTGATTACTAAATAATGGTGCGATGCCTAATGGGTCGCATTTTGATAAACTTGCTTTTTTAAGGAGATTAAACATGACAGTAGGTCGTATTTCTTTTGGGCCATTGGCTCATACAACATTAGGGTTTGAGCGTTTCTTTGACGATGTTGAAAAACTTTTGAGTATGGATGTGACGAAAACAACCCAATCTTTCCCACCACATAACATCATCAAGTTAGACGAAACGCATTATGTCGTTGAACTTGCTGTTGCTGGTTTTAGTAAAGAAGATATCGAAATCACAACAGAAGGTGGTACACTCACTATCAAAGGTGAGAAGAAAGATAAAGATGTTGAAGTGACTTATCTGCATCGTGGTATTGGTACTCGGTCGTTCACAAAACAACTGACGATTGCTGATACTGTTGAAGTAAAAGGTGCAGAATATAAAGATGGTATTTTGCGTGTTGGTCTGGAGAATGTAATACCAGAACATAAGAAACCACGCAAGATTGAAATTGGTAATGAACTTAAAGAGTTTAAGCCACAACTTTTACAAGAAGTAAAAGCGGCATAACTCGGCGGGACTTCGGTCCCGCTTTACTTGGAGATATTATGACAAAGCGTGATAAAAACTTTCGCATGTGCAAGCAAACTAAAATAGGTCTTGCAAACTGTTCCGAACCTTACAGGTCGGCCTATAAAAATCTGATGATTGCTGCTCAGATTTCTTCCACAATTAATCCCAAATCAGATAAGAAGAAAAAAGAAGCTGCCGAAAAGGAAGAATAATGTCTATCTTAATGTATAGTCATTTTCACAAATCTTTTCCTTTCAACTTTGAATCTGATTGGATGAACGCTTGTTATGCTGGCGGGATAGAACCATACAAATGGATGCCGCCAGATGAACATGGCAAGTATGTGAATATTGGAAGACCAATACAAGAGTTTCGACACTACTATTCTTGCACATCGGAAGATAATTTTCTTCGTGCAATGGGTCAACAAGCCACAGAATATTTCTTACTCGAAAATACACCCTCAGTAGATTTTGTTGGATGCACAACATATCGCCGTTATCTTTTGCTCGACAGAAACACAGAAAAAAATGTAGCAAAGATTTCAATGCCTGCCACACAACAGAACGCAGAAAAATTTGGCACACAAGAACAAAAAGAAATTGCATTAGAGTATCTACAGACAGCTGATGTTCTGACAAATCATTCAGTTGCATTGCCATTTTCTGTTGAGGCACAATACTTACAATCACAACCAAGTTTATATTGGCAGATGTTCAAAGAAGCAATACATGATTTGTTTCCAAACTACAGACAACATTTGAGATGGTTCACGCACAATAATATCATTAACTATGAAACATGTTACATCATGCGGCGAGATGTGTTCATGCGTTATGCTGATGAATTGTTTAGAATCTTAGAAAACATATGGAAGAATTGTAGTAGTAAAGATGTTTATCCTACGCAACAGACAACATCTGAACCTTTCCCTTGGAGATATCCTGGTTTCTTAGGCGAAAGATTTATGCCATTCTTTGTCTATGCGAACTCTCTGAAAAAGATACAGGTGCCCTTGGTGATACTAGAATGAAACAGAAATTTATTGATGCACATATGGAAGTTGCTGAGGTTTATTCTCAACTTTCATCTGCAAAAAGATTACAGGTTGGTTGTGTGATTGTAAAAGATGACACAATCATTGGCATAGGTTATAATGGCATGCCCTCTGGTTGGGATAACTGTTGTGAAGATAGGGTACTTTTACCTCAAAAAGAAATCTCTCCTGGTGTCGTAGATATGGCAAGTCGTTATGAACTAAAGACAAAACCAGAAGTCATACATGCAGAGATTAATGCAATTTCAAAGGTCGCAAGGTCTACAAATTCATCAGAATATGCAGATATGTTCATCACCCATGCACCTTGCATAGAATGTGCCAAGTCAATCTTTCAATCCGGCATCAGTAGAGTTTTCTATAGGGATACATATAGGAGTGAAGACGGTATACACTTTCTTCAAAAATGTGATGTGGAGGTGATTCGTGTCTAAACTTAATAAAGGAAAAAGAAATGCAATTAA